CGACCCTCCGTTATGTGCCAATTGGTAGGTTCAGGGCTAAATAACCCCGAGCTACCATCAGCGCTGAACGGAACTTTAAGGCCATCAGGTAGCACCGAAAGTGCTTGGATGACCCAAAGTCTGACAGTCGGCAAATGGCCATAACAGTCATTTGCGAGATCGATCAGCCGTTCAATTGTCGACGCGTCACGAGTGTCAACGACCAAACCGCCAAATGAGCGGGATAGTCGGACAGGGGTGACATCATCACCGTTGAGAAATTCACCGCCACAAGATTCTCGGTATATCAAAGGAGAATCAGTGTAGGTGTAGGATTTATCCACATTCGGAGTAAATCCATTCAATTGTAGACGCCTAATAACGGCATCCGCATATTGAGATTCAACGATGATGTCGTCGCCGTATACGCGATACTCAGATGCGTAGGGACGGCCTCCCACCTCTTGGATCGAGGCTTCCACAATCGCCGCAAAAACAAGACACTCAATGGGGAAGCAGAGTGCTGACCCCATCGGAGCAAACTTGTTGAGCTTAACCGTGTCCCCGTTTGGTAATTGAGCTCTTTTTGAGCGACAACACCACACGATTTCACGGAGAGCAGATTGGTGGAACCACTTTTTCACTAGGTTCCAAGAGACACAATCGCTGGCTGCAGATAGGTCAATGGTGGAAAAGCTTCCATCTATTGAACCTAGAAATGCAAGCTCACGATTTAGTTCCTGTCTCTCTAGTGAGATTCGGCGCTTCAGGTAATTATGATTCTTAATATAAGAATCTATCCGCCTGAAGAATCCTTGTTGGTACCACTGTAGCGTAGTCGGCTCCATACAAATTGTGCGGAGACTTGACACGCTCTTAGGTACAAAACGCACTCGGGCAGTCCTTTCGAAACTACCACGAGGACGCGGTGTAATCGGTCGTTCATTTAACCGATTATCCAAGTACCGTGTCCAACCATCTTCACCCAATTTCTTGTACTTAAGTGCAAGATTAGGGCGTTTCAGATCAGCGACGGCACCGGGACCGTGTTGGAATTCAGCATCCTGATATAAGATACTGAATCTAACATCGTGCACCCTTGGAAACCATCTCGATATGATCAGCCCCTCTTCGTCCGTTGGCAAAACGGACTCAAGAGACTGTTCAATACGAAGATAGTCCTCCATAGCCTTCTGCCTCAGGTCTGGGACGTCCCGGAGGGACAACCTTGACAAGAAAACAAACGACGTATGGAGACGCCGAAAAGTGTCTGTGGATGTTTCATCATGCCACAGCTCGATCAACCCCCTGAGCGGGAACAGAATGTTACCCGCTCTGATCCTTTCACTGCTAAGATGGCGTTTAAAACCATCGTAGGAATCAGGTTCGCCGCTGATGCAATTTTGTATCAGTAGCTTATCTGCCTCCTTAAGCAGCCCCACCAAATCCATAAGGTCTGTATTAAGCACATATTTTACATGTTGCTTTACATTCCAGGATGGTGGTGAACCGTAGGGAGTAGTGAGGTCGACCAAAGTCATCTCCCACAGGAGGATAGCATCCTGCGCAGAGCGCAAGTCGCGTCCTTTTAATGTGTGAGACATCCTTCGGACGGCAGTGCACCGAACGTGACGTTCGATGTCTTTCCAAGTCAGGATAACTTGGTTGAGCCGGTTTGACATATCTGCTACCTCCTATAAATCTTGGGGTAACAGACTGCCGCGGAGTAAGGTCCTTATGCGACCGCTGGATGTCGTACCTGTCTCAAACAGGCCAGACAATAAGCGACCGACAAAGGCCTTAACCATGTCAGCGGTGATATTTTCATTCGCTGGCAACTTCAGTACGATGTGACCTTCTATAGGAAGGGCAACCTCGTAAGAAGGATCGACAGAGTCAACTACTGTCCACACATCCGTCAATTGGCAGAGCACTGATGCTCCACGCCGAGACGGAGAGTAGAGAGTAGTGTCAATACCGGTATTGCGATAAACATCTCTAATTTCATTCATCGCAAAACGATACTTCTCCGGTCGATCGATCGGACTTGTGATATTCGTGATAACGGCCTCACCAGGCTCGTTTGTCCGAATTCTAAAGTCCGCTCCGAAGTTAACTAATCCAATTGGGATAGTTAGCTCTTCAACACCGGCTATGGGTGTATCTGTACGGTTGTACACTACACTTTTGGCCATAATAGGCCTCCTTTCTGTGCGCTTTAAACACGCACGGTAAGATAGGGCTACCGTCGCCGCAACTTTTGCGCGATAATAGCCGTGAGTTCCGCAATGTTGTGAAACTCATCTGGTGAACCAGACCGGTAAAGCGGGAGGTCGAGTGTTTTCTCTATGTTTCTTTTATAAATATTTAGAGATAAGCACCCTGACCATCTACTTCCCTCCGGCAGACCGATACGGTCTAACGGAATCGAATTGATCACAGTTTTCCTCGTCTTGATGGTACCGTGGACTGCCAACGTATTAAGATAAGTGTTGGAGTCAATTCGGGCCAACGTCCGACTCAAATCTGTAAACCAATCGACTACAAAACTGTACGGAATCAAATCCCATGCGTTTTGCAGGGTAGGTAGTATGTCCCAGTCCATAAGTGTCCTAATAAGTGACAAGAATTTGTCGTCAATGGGTGAATAGTAAATCTTAAGATTATACCTATCACTAACACTGACCCCATTTAAGGGACCGTTCTGACACAAGGACACGCGCCCGTCCATCGCACGACATACAGAATATATTTTCTTCTGTTGTTTCGGCGATAACGCTTTTCCGAGGGCATGGCCTAGCTCTCCTGAGTCTCTGATTGTTAATCGGAGACCGTATTTAAAGGAAAGCCAAACGTCAGCCAATTTCTTCATGGATACACGACCATGCAGGATATCCAATATGGATTCCACATCACGGCGTACATTCATGAGATCTCGGGCATAAGCTAAGGAATTAATATCCAGAGCTTGCGCGTTTTGTACTGCGACGTCAGTGAGGTCTCCCCATAACTCCTCAGGAGTCTCAGGGAGGCATCGCTCGATATTCTCCCCATAAGCTTGTAATGACTGTGTTAAACGGTCAAATAGCTTTGTGGGATCGGGCGACTCACCCAAGGCCGAGAACACGTTCGGTACATTGGAAAAACCAGTAGTCGGGTAGACATCATTAAATGTCGTACTCGTTTTCTGGTTAGTCAATGCCGTGTACGCACTTCGACACTTGATCAATGAAGGGCCCAGGATTTGGAACTGATGAATATCAGACCAATTCCAGAACGTGTCATTGACTCCGTCGTAGAACGAACAATGGACGATCAAATAGTCGCCGCGCCAAAACCAATCAAGCAGTACATATACAGGTTTAGACCTGATAGGGCCAAAATTGCCCACTCTGTACAGCTTGTGGCCACGGTAGACGGCACTGCCTGACTGTCCGTACAGTATCACAATGTCAAAGACTTGTGTAACCGTACCCTTCGTTATCGATTGGGTCGGATAAAGGTAATCACCTTGTTTCCGAGTTCCGCTAACAAAAGCGCCAATCGGTAAAAGTACCAGGGTGCCCTTCCAATTGTAGTGGAGGCAGGATTTGTCTCCTTTCCAATCGGGAGAACCTGTAATAGGTTTACACCCTATACTTTCTTC